AGTGGTAGAGTAGGTATAGGAACGGATACCCCTTCTGAGTTATTTGAGGTTGTTAGAAGTAGTGTTACTAAAATAGTAGCAGGGACTAATGTTGGAATACAAACCGGAAGCGCAGCAGAATGGATACATTTATCATCAGACCCAGCAAGTAGTAAATATATTCGAATTGATGCTACTCAAACTTCATTAGCCCCACCATTTGGTAATTCATCAACAGATTATAACTCAGCAAAAGTATATGGTGCTGTTGATTATAACTCAATATTATCATTTCCAGATTATTGGATGGAAATAAAATTAGGTGCGGCTGGAGGAGTAGTTCTTATCCCATGTTATTTACCTGAATAATATGTTTCTAAAACCCACACCTCAACTTCTCCAACAAATTAAAGATAGTGGTAAACCAATTATCCAAATTACTATGGAAGAATTCCAAAAAATGGCGAGTAATAGTAAATTATTAACAACTGAAGAAGCAATGGTGAAATTAACAAAAAAAGATAATAAACAAAAATAACAACTATTTATATAAAAAAGAAGAAAGTATATATGGCAATTAAAGTAACAGGATTTTTTCAAAACCCAACAACCGGTTTAATCCACCAATCACCACTTTTGACACTTGTACCGCATTTGTTATATCCAGGTAATATTTCTATGGATGTTCATATTGATAATAATGGTACAGTGGCATATCAATCCATTGATAAATCACAGCTTGTTTATGATAATTCTATAACAAATGGACACGATCAATTATTAGATGCTTTAGAAACTTACGTTATAAACCAGTTACAATCTGCGAATGAAGTAAATGAATTTTCGACATTTGAACATTATGTTAAGCCTGTTGTTGAAGAAATTCAACCCCCCATTGAAGAAGTAATTGATGAGCAAACCGTTGTTAATGATAATGAACCAATTGTTGAAGAAAATAACGATGAAGAAACCCCACCAACCGATACGCTTGGTGAATAAAACATAGGTAATACAAAATGGCAGTAAATATCGCAATATATCCTGGTTCATCATCATTCTTTCCCGGCAAAACACCTTTTGGGTGGTTCGATAATGATTATGATTTTCAGACAGATGCTGACTCAGTAACAACATGGTGTGCTCGTAGGTTGGGCTATCCTGTTGTGGATATAGAATTGCAAGATATTGATTTTTACGCCTGCTTTGAGGAAGCAACAGACGAATTTTCATCGCAATTAAATCAATATAGGACAAAAGAAAACTTATTAAGTTTACAAGGTTCTTTATTGAGTAATAATTTGAATGGGAAATTAATAAATAATAATTTTAGTGGAATAATAAACATCGCCGCAGATTATGGAACTGAAGCAAAATCCGGCGGAACATTAACCTATTACACCGGTTCTTTTGAGTTAGTTAGTGGAAAGCAAATTTATGATTTATCAAACACATCAATTGTAAGTTTGGAAGCAGGTAATTTATCAACCGATTCAATAACCATTAGAAAGTTGTTTCATGAAAATCCACCTGCTATTGTTAGGTATTTTGACCCATTTATTGGAACGGGTCTTGGTTCGCAACAAATGTTAGAAACGTTTGGTTGGGGAAATTACTCGCCCGGTGTTTCGTTTTTAATGCAACCTATGTATGATGACCTACTTAGATTACAGGCTATTGAGTTTAATGATATGATTAGAAAATCCCAATTTGGGTTTAAGATGTATGGAAAACGGGTAAGGATATTTCCATTTCCAACTGAAAGATATAATGGAACAAAAGTTCATTTTGAATACACTCTTGACTCTGAAAGAAACAATCCAATAGCAAAATCGGGTGTAGTATCGGACTTTTCAAATAGCCCATTTGGTAGATTGGATTATTGTGATATAAGTGCACATGGTAGACAATGGATTTTTAAATACACATTAGCATTGGTAAAAGATTCGTTGGGTATGGTTAGGTCTAAATTTAGTTCAATTCCAATACCTGGCGCAGAAGTTACTTTGGATGGCTCTGATTTGAGAAATCAATCAGCAACTGAAAGAGAGCAATTAGTAACGCAATTGAGAGAAATGTTGGAAGGAACAAGTAAAAGGGCGCTTTTGGAAGCAAAGAAAGATGAAACGGAATTTTTAGAATCAACACTTAATCGTGTTCCAATGCCAATTTACATAGGGTAATATTTATGGCACTATTTGGTTCGGCAAGAGATGTTAGTTTAATTAGAAGATTAAACAAAGAACTTATCAATGAAATAATTGATACGGAAGTCTATTATTATAAACCTGTATTGGATGAATCGTTGGTTAATCTTTACGGGGAAAGTAAAGATAAATATTTTTATAATCCAGTCAAAATCCCCTGCTTAATTGATAGGCAAGATACAGAAGCAGTTTCAGATGATTTTGGACAATCTTATGTGCATACAGCAACATTTAACTTTTTAAGAGATACTTTAAAAGATGATAAAGATGTAAAGCCGGATGTAGGTGATATAATATATTGGGATAATGAATATTATTTAGTTGATAATATAAATGAAAACCGGTTATTTGTAGGTAAAAATCCCGAAACTTGGGACGGTGGAGATGGGCATGGAACATCACTTTCTATTTCATGTCTTGCACATGTAACAAAACAATCATCTATTAAGTTGGTTGATGTTCGCTTTGGGAATTCTAACAAAAATGATAACTATTTACCAATAGGAATATAATAAATGCCTAACACATATAGAAATATAAACTCAGAAAAGCCTGATTTAAAGCAGACCATGTCATCGACATCGGAAAACCCGAAGTTGAACAAAGCAAAACAGGTTCGGAGGGATGATGATAAAACAAAAAATATATCAGTAGGTATTTATGATATTGACCTTGCTTTTAGGGATTTTTTAGTCAATAATGTAAAACCTTTTATAGAAGATGATGGGCAAATAATTAGTGTGCCTGTTATTTATGCGAATCCTGAAAAATGGTCATCGGCTCAAAAAGATTCTTTTATACGGGATACAAATGGTAAAATACAAACACCAATTATTGTATTTAAAAGAACGGGGTTATCCACAAATCAAAATGCAGCAAAGTTAAAAGTATTAAACTCCGAAGATGCACATCAAGCATTTGAACGGAAATATACAAAAGCTAATAGATATGACCAATTTTCATTATTGACGGGGCAAAAACCTGTAAAAGAATATATAGCAGTAGAAAGACCTGATTATTTAGATGTTTCGTATGAAATGACAGTTTGGTGTGATTATATGGAACAATTAAACAAAGTAGTTGAACAAATTATTTTCTTTCAAGGAAGGTCTTTTGGTGATAGGTTTAAGTTTCAGGTAAAAGGTGATAGTTATAACTTTGAAACAATACAAGATATAAATGATGATAGAATTGTAAGAGCAAGTATTACATTGGTTACAAAAGCCTATATTATACCCGAATATGCGGGGATGATACCAAACAATAAAAAAATATATTCAGTTGGAAAAATAATTTTTAATGAAAGTCCAAAATTAAGTGGTGGGTTAAACGAAGAAACTGATTTTAAATAACTTTTTTCAATATTTATTAATAAACAATTTAAACAATAAAATCTATGGAAGAAAAAGTAGTAAAGCAATTTGAGGATACTGAAAGAGAACGACTTTTAGAATTTCGTCAAAAAAACTTGGCAGTTACGGCAAGACTTGGAGAAATAGAAATACAATCCAAAGAATTAGAGGAAATTTTCGCAAGTTTGCGAGCCGAAAAGGAAGAATTAATTAAAAATTATAAAGAACTTGCTCAAACCCAAAATGAGTTTGGAAAAGAACTTACTCAAAAATATGGGGTGGGTTCATACGATATTGATACAAATACCTTTACGTCGGCTCAATAAATATAGGTTTCCCTAATTTTTTTGTATTTATTATATAGAAACAAAAACTATTAGGAGAATATAATGGCTGAAAGAATTGTTAGTCCTGGCGTTTTCACCCGAGAGCGTGACTTATCATTTTTACCACAAGGTGTAGCAGAAATAGGTGGTGTCCTTATTGGACAAACCATCAAAGGACCTGCATTTGTCCCAACGCAAGTACAATCATTTAATGAATTCCAACAAAAGTTTGGCGGTTTAACTGAAGATTCTTATCTTCCTTATACTGCTCAAGCTTATTTACAAGACGCCCCAAACGCAACTATTGTTAGGGTATTGGGAACAGGCGGATATTCATTTGGCGACCCGTTGGTTTTAACTATTTCATCTTCACAAGGAAATAAGGTAGCAGCAGTATTGTATCCTACTATTTCAGGCTCACTTTCAAGTACTTCAACTCTATCGGATATATTTGATTCTTCAAGAGTTACTAACACAAATGGTGCGGCTGGTGCTATAACCGCATCATCGTTTGTATTAACTTTATCTGGTAGTAGTGTTTCTTCAACAAGTGTTACTGCCTCAATGAATCCAAGTAGTGCTAGTTATTTCACAAAAACCTATGGTTATTTACCAAAAAGTTCAAAGACAGCATATACTTACTTAAACTTTAATACATTCCAATCGGCATCATTTGCAACAGGTCAAACTGTAACGGTTCAGACCGGTTCATTTGCTACCTTTGATTTTACAGAAGAATACTCGGTAGCATCTACTCCTTGGATTAAATCTCAAAAAATTGGTGGAACTGCAAAAAATCTATTTAAGTTTCATACATTATCACACGGTAATTCAACAAATTATGAATTAAAGGTTGGTATCCAAAACATTAAAGCATCTGGTGATATTCCTGGTACGGATTATGGTTCATTTGATGTTGTAATTAGAAGGGTAGATACATCTAAAATTCCTTATTCAATTTTTGGACAGGGTGTGCAGGATACTGACGCTAGACCTAATATTGTTGAACAATTCTCAAACTTAAATCTTGACCCTAACTCACCAAATTACATTAAAAGGGTTATTGGGGATAAATATATTACTGTAGATTCAGATGGTAAATTATCTACAAATGGTGATTACGCAAACAATTCAGTTTATGTTAGAGTTGAGGTAGATACCGATGTGGATGCGCTTGCAAATGATGTATCATTAGTTCCATTTGGATTTGGGGCATTAAATTCACCAATTCCAAATACATACACCGTTCCATCACCAACTTATGTAGTAAGTCAATCTTTGGGGGGTTCATACAATAAAAAAGTATTCTTAGGTTATTCTTTTGATTTTACTACTACTGATAACTTAAATTTCTTAAACCCAATTCCTGATACTAATTCAACAACAGCCGGTTCAGATTTTGATTTGGCTACTTGTGAATCAAATGGTTCTACAATTACATTAGTAGCTGGGGCATCAACCGCAGCATTGGATGCAAGAAGATTTATGGTCCCATTCCAAGGTGGCTTTGATGGATTTGCACCAAATAGAAAAATAGAGGTTGGTAGTAGCATTTCAGCAGGAAATACACAGGGATTGGATTGTTCATCCGCAACAGCAGCAGGAACTGTTGCATTGAGAAAAGCAATTAATGCAGTATCAAATCCTGATGAATTTGATATGAATATGATTGTTCTTCCAGGTATTATCAATAGATTACATTCTTCAGTAACCACTTACGCAAAAGACCTTTGCGAAGATAGAGGTGATACATTCTATATAATGGATGCAGGGGCTTATAGTGATAGTATTTCGATGGTTGTTAATGATTTGGCATCATTCGATTCTAATTATGTAGCAACTTATCATCCGTGGGTTAAAATATTGGATACTGATAAAAATAAACCTGTCTGGGTCCCACCTTCGGTAGTTTTACCTGGTGTTATAGCATTCAACGACCAAGTTGCAGCTGAATGGTACGCACCTGCTGGATTAAATAGAGGTGGTTTATCAAATGTAATTGAAGTTAAGACAAGATTAACGCATGATGAAAGAGACCAATTATATGTTGGTAGAGTAAATCCAATCGCAACATTCCCAGGGCAGGGTGCAACGGTATTCGGGCAGAAAACCCTACAAGCTAAACCATCTGCTTTGGATAGAATTAATGTAAGAAGGTTGTTGATTGCAGTTAAGAAGTTTATCGCATCTTCTTCAAGATATTTGGTGTTTGAGAATAACACAGCAGCAACCCGAAATCGTTTCTTATCCATTGTCAATCCTTATTTGGAATCAATCCAACAAAGAAATGGTTTGTACGCATTTAGAGTTGTAATGGATGATACAAACAACACTCCTGATGTAATTGATAGAAATATCTTAAAAGGTGATATTTTCTTACAACCAGCAAAAACCGCTGAATTCATCGTGTTAGACTTTACTGTATTACCAACTGGTGCAGCATTCCCAGAAGGATAATTTAGGAAAAGATATATTTATAGGAAATAAGGAGAAATAAATGGCACAATTATTAACACCACAAGAAATAATGTTTACCAACTTTGAACCAAAAGTTGCTAACCGATTTATTATGTATATTGAGGGTGTACCAGCATATTTAATTAAAGCAGCAAATAGACCTGAATTACAACAAAATAGAGTAACTATTGACCATGTCAATGTTAAAAGATATGTAAAAGGTAGGTCTGAATGGCAAGAATTAACAATTACACTTTATGACCCGGTTGTTCCATCTGGTGCGCAAGCAGTAATGGAATGGGTTCGTTTACATCACGAATCTGTAACAGGTAGAGATGG